GTGGCACTGTTGCTTCAAATAACACCATTACGGTAGTATCAAAAGCAACTACTGGTTTTACGTTAGAACCCTACGTAAACGACGCATCGGGCTTAAGTATTAACTTCGTGGTCTTCGGAAGCAAACTCAGCGCCTAACCACGATGAACTCCTCCTTCACCACACCCCTAGTAGGAATAACCGGATTGATTGCAAACATAACACTCGAACAGGTGAACACCCTTGTAGCCATTGCAGTAGGTCTAGCAACTCTGACCTACATGCTAATTAAAGTATACCATTCACTAACTAACGACGACTGATGATTAACGAGAAACGAAGTATAAAAATGGAAGGATTACAAGACCTTCTGATTGATACGTTCATCGATCAAATTAATAACGGAGAAGCACCTCCTGCCTTGTTAAACGCTGCTAGACAACTACTTAAGGACAATAACATTACAGCGAGTATTACACAAGAATCGCCGTTGCAAGCACTTGTAAATTTACTTCCCTTTGAAGATCCTGCTGATAAAGTTGTTAATGAATGAGTGATCTTCCTGCACAGCTTAAGGACTTCCGTAACTTCCTTTGGATGACATGGAACCACCTGTCCCTTCCTGCACCTACTCCTATTCAATATGAAATAGCTGAGTGGATGCAAAATGGACCACGACGAGGTGTTATCCAAGGATTCCGAGGTGTCGGTAAGTCATGGATCTGTTCTGCCTTTGTCGTTCATCAACTTCTTCTTGATCCACAAAAGAACATCCTGGTGGTCTCCGCATCAAAGAACCGCGCCGATGACTTCTCTACCTTCACACTCCGGTTGATCCATGAGATGCCGGTCCTTGCTCACTTGATGCCGGGTGACAAACAACGCTTCTCTAAGATCTCTTTTGATGTAGGACCAGCCCAAGCATCCCACGCGCCCTCCGTAAAGTCCCTCGGTATAACATCCCAGCTTACCGGATCCCGCGCTGATATCATCATTGCAGATGACGTAGAGGTTCCTAACAACTCGGCAACACAGTCAATGCGGGACAAGCTGTCCGAGCAAGTCAAAGAGTTTGAAGCCATCCTTAAGCCGGAGGATAACAGTCGTATCCTGTTCCTTGGAACACCCCAGTGTGAAGATAGTATCTACAACAAGATGCTGGAGCGTGACTACGAGATGCGTATCTGGCCCGCCCAGAAGATAACATCTGCCAAGTCCGAAAAGATCTACAACGGAAACATCGCCGCTTCATGTGTGGATGATGAGTTCGTCGGGGAACCTACCGAACCAACTCGCTTCAGTGCTATCGACCTTGCCGAACGTGAAGCCTCCTACGGGAAATCCGGGTTCGCCATGCAGTTCATGCTGGACCCTAAGCTGTCCGACTTAGACCGATATCCATTAAAGATCAATGACCTCATTGTCATGGACACAGATATCGAGACGGCCCCTGAAAAACTAGTGTGGGCGCAAGTCCCTGAGAACGCTTGGGATAACACTGTGCCAAACGTCGGGTTCACAGGGGATCGCTTCTTTCGTCCGATGAAGATCGTTGGAGATCAAGTGCCTTACACCGGAAGCGTTCTTGCGATTGACCCGTCAGGCCGTGGTAAAGACGAGACATCTTGGGCAGTCGTGAAGATGCTGAACGGTTACCTATATGTTACTGATGCTGGTGGGATGCAAGGTGGATACGAAGAAAAGGTTCTTAAGGTTCTGTCCATGAAAGCTAAGATCAACCAGGTAAATGTTATTCTGGTCGAAAGTAACTTTGGTGACGGCATGTTTGCCGAGATCATTAAGCCCTACCTCAGTAAGATCTACCCCTGTAGTATCGAGGAAATCAGACATAACGTCCAAAAGGAAAAGAGAATCGTAGACACCTTGGAGCCTGTGATGAACCAACACCGTCTCGTCATCGACCCAAAGGTCATCAAGAACGACTACGACTCAGCCCAAAAATATCCTATCGAGACCCAACTAAAATACCAACTGGTGTTTCAGATGTCGCGGCTTACCCGGGAAAAAGGAGCGTTAACACACGACGACCGTCTTGATGCGCTCTCAATGGGAGTCTCTTATTGGACCCAACAGATGGCACAGGATGTGGATGTTAAGATGGACGAACGAAAGGAAGAGGTCATCCACATCCAACTTCAAAAATTCAAAGATTCCTATTACAAATCCAACAACCTACCTACCAACACAACCACATGGATATAAAGACAATCAATGAGATTATTAAGCTTCTTGAGGATCATCGCGATAGTGGCCTTAGGATCGATTCTGAGAGGCTTTTGAGTGGACCCCTAGGTGAGTTACCTAAATACCACTTAGTGCTTGCTGTGGGGCATTCTAGGGCCGGAGACAAGGGTGCCTTGAGTTACGACGGAACCACCAGTGAGTGGACCTACAACCAACAACTCGCTTACCTTATCCAACCTTACCTCAACGATGAATCCATTAAAGTGACCGTTGTTGACCACTATGACGGATACTCATACAGCACCGCCATCAACTACCTTAAAGATCTTGTAGATCCACTTGAGGCCGATCTAGTCCTCGAACTACACTTTAACTCCTACAAACACCCCGATGCCCACGGGTTCGAAGCTCTTTACTGGCACTCATCCAAAAAGGGACGGGCCGCCGCCGACACCCTTTGCAGTAACATCCACAAAGCGTTCCCCAATAATCTCAATCGAGGACCAAAAGGAATTAAACAATCCACCCGAGGATCTAGGTTCCTTAAGATACTTAAAGCTCCCTGTGTGATCCTAGAACCGTTCTTCGGTAGTAACAAAAAAGAATGGGAAATGTTCAAAACTAAAGACGGTCAACAACACTTAGCAAAAGCCATTGCAATAGGTGTTCAAGAATGTTTTTCACATCGGCCTAAGTAATTGAATAACAACTCTTTAGGAATGAGACCCATAATAGGGTAAGGGGGAACAAAGAAAGATCTCTCTCTCTTAAGGCTATCTTAGGCTACCCCGAAGGTGGACTCTCTAAGAATTACTCTTAAGGGTATCCTTCTCCTCCTCCTCTTAGGTTTATCTTAGGAATAACTTAAGAGATCTTAGAATAAGGAGATTTAAGGTAGACCTAAGGAGACCTAAGAATAGCTTTAAGAGTGGATGATGAGGATAAATACTAGAGACAAAGAGAAGGAGACCAACCCATCAGTGTTTAATGCAACATAACTTCAACATCCGTCACCAAGGAATCCCTACGCACTCCCTAGAACAGCTCGATCATGCCGTGGCTGTCCTGAACGAACACTTCGATGATGTTATTGTTGCTGTCACACACTCGGAAACCAGGAACATTAAAGTGATCTCCTCGAATCCTTACGCTGGTCTTGGGATGTTATCGACGATTCAACAGTCGCTTAAAGATTCCATTGATCAATCCGAGTTTCATCAGTGGATTATGGAGCAATCCCAAGAGGAACACGGGCTGTAGGTTTTAGTTACAAAAATGTGAAAGGGTAACGTATATGCTCGAGTTTGTTTTTACCCCCCGATACCCCTTCAACTGGCATGATTTACGATGGTTTTGGCATGTTTTAAGAGGGGGGTAGGTGTTATTGTGCCACAACTCATTGAATACGATGACAAACCGAGGACATTAGGAATGTTTTTTATTGGAGGGGGAATGTTATTGTAGTTACATTGTAATCACCTCCAGGTTGGTAGTTACATAGTAAATACATGAGCCGATGCTTGTTTTTTTTTGTGTCTACCCCTTTCCTCTAATCTCTTCTAATCTCTTCCAACCTAGAGATCAACCTAGAGATCAACCTAGAGATCAACCTAGAGATCAACCTAGAGATCAACCTAGAGATCAACCTAGAGATCAACCTAGAGATCAACCTAGAGATCAACCTAGAGATCAACATAGAGATCAACCTAGAGATCAACCTAGAGATCAACCTAGAGATCAACCTAGAGATCAACCTAGAGATCAACCTAGAGATCAACCTAGAGATCAACCTAGAGATCAACCTAGAGATCAACCTAGAGATCAACCTAGGAGAGACACCCGGAGAGACAACCTCGACACACCTAGGAGAGACAGCCAAGGAGAGAGAGAGACAGCCCTAACACGGGACTTGTATGACAGCCTTAAATCTTTTATGTGTTTTTTGATTGTTTTTCAGATCCAGCGCTGTAATTGTATCGACGCTATGAAAAACAGAACGAAAACGACACTAGTTAAAATAAACAAAGACGCGATAACATCCTCGGAGCGAGCAAACTGGATATCCGGATGTGATTCCGGCCGTTTCGAACGCGCCGCCGCTCTAAATGAGACCGAAACACCTAAAGCAGCTTCGCGCAAACTAGGAGCGAACCGAGGAAAAACTCGATTATGGTTAGAAGGCAAGATCTTGAGTGAGAAGGGATGGACGGCGGGGGATCGTTTCATGGTTGCTTACTTGGATGGAGTTGTTATTTACGCGAAAGATCCTAACGGAGCGCGAAAGGTCGCAGGAACCAGCGCCAGACCGATAATTGACACAAACACAGACAAACTCTCTACGTCATTAAATGCGACGACGGGCGAATTTGTTAACGTTTCGAGTCTTTCGGCATCCATAACCATCCAAAAAGCTTAAACGGATGAATGTATTAAACGGCTTAAACGGTCCCGATTTCGTGTTGATTCTTGGCGTTCTCTTATTGAATGGCGTAGGGATTTACATCCTTATTGACTGCGCGTTGCATAGAGCTTCTCTAAGGCGACGCGCTAAACGCGATAGGCAAAGACGACGCACCAAGCGAAGCACAAGAAGCGGCATTCATAACTAAGGACAGGATGAACACTACAGAAATCACCTTGCCACTCGTTCACCTAAACGGCACCGGCGAAACGACATTGCGCAGAGAATACGCTAAGTTGTATCTGGCTCTCAGCAAAGCGGAAGACGCACTAGATGAACTCACCTTCCATCCGCGAGACTATTACCCGCTCGGAGTGGAAGCCTTCGCGCAAGCGGTGGAAGAGAGAAGAGAAATGGATATGTCCTTAACTCGCTTTCGTCAATATATCCGGCGGCATGTCTACGCCTTAAACAAAGGTAAAGCACCCATACCGGAAAGAGAGAGTTCTAAGCGTTAATTCCTCGAATTCCTTCCCTGTTATGAGCGGGAGGGGATTCTTTGGAGTTAATGAATAAGCTCCTTTTAAAACCATGCAAAAAACAATAATCCCCAAGACAAGCTCCCAAGTGGAGAGAATCGCCTTCAAAGGGCTAAAAACGCTAATCGATACCGCCCACCAGGAAACCAGGGACGGCTATTTATCCGATGTTTTCGGCTTTGATACGGATGAAGGATCGTTGCGCGAAACCTTGGAACTCTTTGAGGAAAAACTAGCAAGACAAGCGCCCTACTTCGAAGGATGGTTACTGGATAAGGTAGCCAAGCTGAAACAGGCATTTCTTGACCTTGAAAACCTTTAACCAGAAGGACTACTATGAAACTTCTAAACAAAGGAAACGCAAAAACAATCAAAGGGGAGAAGGTCGGCTTTCGAACTTACGGAATTCACCTTTCACCTTTCAATAAATCCGGCTTTAGCGTGTGTAAATGGGCTTCCAAAGGGTGTGCGAGCGCCTGTCTCGATACGGCCGGCCGAGGTGTTATGTCTAACGTCCAACGAGCGAGGATCACAAAGACTCAATTCCTTTTTCAAGATAGAGAGGGTTTTCTTTCTCAATTGCGGAAAGAGATCAGGTCTGCT